AGCGGCAGCGGCAGCCAGTAGGCTTCTGGAGTGTCCGGCAGTCCATTGCCGCCAGTTGCCCGATCCACTACCGAGCGTGCCAATAGGTTGTCCAGATAAGGCGGTGGATGATAGGAAATCACCGGAGAATTGGGTTTTAGTACAGCTCGCACCACCAGCGGGCGCATTTCCAGCGCTCCAAATTCACGGGTAAACGCTTCGAATTCAGGAAGGTTAATCATGTCAGTTTTCCTTTCAATCGCTCATGTCCATCTCGTCAATTCTGGGAAACGCTCGATCAGTTTTTGGTAATTTTCCGGGTCGCGTTCGCGCAGCTCGGCCAATTGTCCAAAGGCGATCATCGCCCGTCCTCCCATTCTCGTCTTGGTGCGCGCAGAGAACCCTTTTTCGTAACCAGCCAGTAGCGGGATCTGATGTTTGATGATATATGCTCCAATATCTTCCTCGCGCCAGTCTGCCAGCGGGCAGATGCGATAAACACCGGCTTTGCTGCCGGCACGATATTGGCGGATGGCATGCCCTTCCATTCGCTCCCGCAGCCAGGCTCTGCGGATGGCCGATTCCTCTGCCCGCAATCCGATGAAGCAGCCATCCCAGTCACCAGCCGCATGAAGATATTTTTCCCATTCATTTTGAAAGGTCTGGTATTGCTCGTAGAATGTTTTGTCTTCCCACCCGGGCGAAAAAACATGATCTACCTGAATTTCGGCAAAATCCATCTTCGGATACCCAGAGCGCCACCAATCCAAAACACCATCGATGTCGCGATGCAGCAGGCGGGTCTCTCCGCCGGTCAGAATCCGCACTATGGCATTCGGCTTTATGGATAGGATAAGATGCAGCATGACTGATGAATCTTTCCCGGCCGAAAATGAAACATACGGCGCGCGACAAAGTTGGTATGCATATCGAATGCAATTCATTGCCTGCGCCACGCGCCGTTCGAAGATCGGCAGCAGAGCATAAGCTCGGTAGGCAGTTTCTTCAGGGCTCACGATACTACTTTTGCGCCCGTTCCGAGCGTGCCATCCAGAATCCATCTGCGCAGTTGATCGTGATTCTCAGCCAGGTAGGTTTCGTAGAAATCGCGCGCCTGTTCGAATTCGTTCGGGCGTTCTAGCCATCCCGCGCTAACCACGCCATACCCACGCGCTGACTGTCCGGCTATCACTGGATGGCAGTCCAGGTAGGTTTGCAGTGCCGCCGCCAGCGCCCCGATCGCCAGTTGATCGGCATAGGGTTTGAGGGATAATCTCACCACAAACTGCGCTCCCGGTACCAGCGCTTCGAAGTTGTAGATCATCTGCCCTGCTCCTTGTTCGGTAGCCTGGCGGGTATGGGTGATGTCATCCAGTAGATCGAATGCGCTTACTGCAGCGCCAGACAGCTCAGCGGCCATCCCGGAAAGCGCAGCATGATTTTCGCGGCACACCAGCCATGCAGAAACGGACAACAGCGATTCGCCCAGATCGAACGAATCGCATACGCCGCCCAGTAGATCGAGCAGCGGGTAATTTTTGCGCGCTTTGCGTGCCAGAGCAAAGGCGCCGGATGGCTGTTTTGCACCGGCGCGGATATTCCCGCCATTGTAGAAGATCGCTTCGGCTTCCACCGGCAGCGTTTCCCCGGCCAGATCGAGCGCCCCGAACAGATGCAGCCAACCCGGTTCACGCACGATCTGGTGACGCAGGCTGTTGGCCGAGACTGCCGGCACATCCAGTACCAGCGACGCTGGCAGTGAAGCCAATTCCGGAGATCGGAGTTTAGCAGTTTGTGATCCGCTTTCATCAAGCGGTAGAGAAACAGCCTGGGCATAAGCTTCGTTTTGCATCTTGGCTTTTGCGCTCCAAACTCGCGCCACGGTGATGATCGTCCGGTGTTCCGTGGCGATTTGGTTGATCACCGCAAACTGTGCCGCTCCTGGCAAAGCAAAGAATCCGATCAGTAGTTCATCCTCGCGCCCTAATTGAATCGGGAGTTGCAGGTCGCGGGTGATATTGGACCAGAACGAACGCAGATTGGAGGATTTGACCGCAGCCGTGCGAGCACGGCTTTCCAACAGGCTATAACGCTCCATGCCCGAGAACAACCCGGTTCCATCCTGACTGTTGTAGGTGTCGATCAGCAGTTTGATTAGCGCGCAGGCAGCGAATTCCGCAAATGGCATATCCGCTACAATAGGCGCCAGATCGGCCGGAACCGGATGCGCCGAGCTGAATTGCTCGATGATTTCCGGGCCGATTGCAGTCTGTTCTCCAGACTGAGCAATCAACTGTTTTTGGCGGTTGAAGGTCAAAACATTGGATCCATCCTGAACGGCTGGATCGTGATGGCTGATCGGAGTCAGCGCAGTTAAAAGTAAATTGGCTTGGATCGTAATTGGTTTCATTTTTTCCTCTGTGAAATGACATAAGCAAATTGATATTCAGGCTGATGGCGCATGCCGCTCAACCGTTTTTCCCAGTCGATGGTCTGTTGCAGTCCAACGATCATGGCGGTTTTGATGTCCGAGAGCAGGTTTCGCCCCAGGGTCGGTTTATTGAACCCTTTAGCCAATATGCTCTCCAAAAAATCAAGCATTTGGAGCATTTCGCCCCAATTCAGTGATATGACTCCCGAACAATTTTGCTCCGGGTCATGTAGATAAACCAGCGTGGCATCGCTCAACACATCCACTCGGGCGCGTGGCCACACGCGCTTTTTAACATCGGTTGTTAGAATGCACAAAACGCCCGTTCCCTGCCGTTCGCGCCATACCAGGCGCGCCAGGTCTGACCAGCAGGGACGATCTTGTTTTTCCGCCTCCTCTCGGGAAATCAATGGGTGAAAACCTGTTCCATCTTCGAAAATTAGCCATGAACCCATATTCCAGGTGCCTTTGAAAGCCCTGGCCGCATTTTCGGACAGATAACCGGATAGATTGCCGTGCAGCATTTCGATGAATTCTCCAGCAGCATCTGGAATAATGTCCCATAGCGAGTATCCGGTGGTGATAGGCGTCCCTTCCAGTGCACAGCGTGTATTTTCCGGGACCGGAACCGGTGGGCTTTCGATCGCCGGTAACCCCATCCCACAAACCAGGTAATCTGAAACTGTCATATTGCTCCTTTCGATTAAACTAATCAAACCGTCTGTGTCTTCGGTGATTTTTAGCCCGCAAATTTCTAGCTTTGCTAAATCTCTGGTAACAGTTGAACGATTCACGCCCAAACGACGGGCAATTTCGGCCCGTCGAATGCCCTGTGGATAACGGGGAATGAGTGCCCGGTATCGGATGAACCGCTGAATGTCCATATCAGTTCACTACCTCAAACCTACCTGGATCCATTAAAGTTTTCAATTTAGAAACAGCGTACTGGGTTCCGTTCCCGGATCGATCCAGACGCCATCATGCCCTTGCGCCTGCACCGGCATGGGGAATTTCACGTTGATCTGTCTGCAGCTGCACGTCGGGCATTCCAGCTCACCCAGCCCAGGTTTGGCTATGGCCACCCACCGGCTCCCGCAAACAAAACAGCTTGTCCCATAGAACCAGGTGCCCGGCATAATATGCGCCACTACCTGAGGCCAGTCCAGCACATTCACTTCAAACATCCCTCGGCTCCAATCGGTTGATCTGCTCGACTCGGGAAATTTCCACTTGCCAGGGAATAGTCCGGAGATCATCCTTGACTACCCGGATAATATATTCCCCGCCTGGCGGAAGCCGGTCGATCACCCGCCCCACCCGAACGGCTTGAGGGCTGAGGTCGGTTACTGGTTTTTCGTCTGGCATCAGGTTGTCCAAACTTTACCGGTGTCATCGAAAAGAAAATGTTGGCATTGCCAGCCACCACAGATATAGCTATGATTGCCCGGCCGGCCCGGAATCAGGTTACGCTTGATCCACCAACTGGCTTTATGCCGCTGTCCTTTCAACTTTTGGCAGGTAGCGCAGCTCTCAGCGCCGTCATGCCCGCCAAATGTAAGCACTATATTCCTCGCCCCGCGCATCTTGGCCTCGGAATAAATGCTGTCCAGCGTCTTGCAGTATCCCTCTGCGCGCCGGTCCGCCTCTCCGATCCAGGCTTCCATGCCCTCGCTCTTCAGATCCTTGAGCTGGTAGAACAGACTATCGATAAAGCCAAGTTCCGCATTGGTGCGAGCCGCCGCCCACTGTTTATCTTCCGGCTCGGCATCTGTAGCCCAGACACCCCCGCCGCCGTCTGCAAACCCGATTTCAATGGCCAGTAAGAATGCATTGACCATGGCCTTCTTCATCAGGTTGCGAAAGCGGGTAATCCGCACGTGATCCTGGGTAAAATAATCCTGAATGGCTGCCCAGATTTCGCCGCGATAGATTCGCCGCACCTCGGCATAATCGCCCAGGGAGAGCTGGACCAGTTCAGCGCCCATGACCAGATCGAACAGAGTCGGCTCTGTCATTTGCGCCTCTCCTGATCCTTCGCCGGGTAGAGATGAACCCGCTGGATCGTGCCGTCCGGATAGTAAACGATCTCCTTGATCCGCGGGCAGGCGCCGGCATGGAAAATCATGCGGTTGCTGGTCGAGCAGAATGGGCACTGGCCGGCATGCGATTCGCCGGTAGGGATGCCGTTATAGGGCAGCGCTGGCCGGTCGCCCCAGAGAACCTCGCTCATTTTTCCCTCCGCTGCAGCAGCGCGTAGGTTTCCGGTTCGTTCACCCTGGCCCACTCCCGCCACCGTTGCATAGCCAGTTGCACACGCTTAGCGGATGATTGCGCCAGACCGGCTTCTGTTTCCGTGGTCTCGTCTGTATTGTCCTCCTCGGGCGTTTCTGCAGAAACGCTCTCTCCCTGTTCGGGCAGCGTTTCAGGCAGGAACCCGGTACGCGCTCGGATCGCCTTGAAATCTTCTTCACCCAGGGGGATCGTTGCTTTGAGCGGAGCTAAAATGCTGCCCAATTCGCTCAATGAAATTACTTTCTGAACCGGTTCGACCTTCAGCCGCGGGCGCCGGGTCATACCGGGAAAAGCGCCGGCATTCCAGGCGAACAGGCGCCGGCCGATTTGATTGTCGATCTGGTTGACAAAGCCGTCGATCATGGCATTGTAGGTGATGATCCACATGCTGCTGGAATCGTTCATCGCGCTGTAACTGCCGGCGCCGGTGGTGGCCGAAAGCGCCATCCACTGCGCGTTGTATAACGTCAATTTGAGAATACCGTAATATTTGATCGCCTCCAGGATCGAACCGGCCGCCTGGAAAGGAATATCTTTGACCTCGCCCAGAAAGCCCTTGGGAAACAACGCATAATTTCCTTCCTGGGCGGTCATAATCGCCCGCGCCGCATCCCGCACCTGAGTTTTGGCCAGGTCGGTAATCTCACCCTCGGCATTGACGCTCAGGAAGCCGGCCGCATGTTCAAAGCCGATGCCCTGTACTACCTCCAGACCGAACTTGATCCGTTCCAGCCGCCAGACCGATTCAAGCGGGCTCAGCCCTTCCGGGTTATGCGGATCCCCAAAGGTGAGGTGCAGCGATTTATCGAGTGGGATCTCTGTTGCCGGGTTAGGCCAGTCCATCTGCCACATACCCCGTAATCGTCCGCTGGCATCATCCAGCGACCAATGATCGAAGCTGCTGGAGTCGCGCCAGGCAAAGCGCCGGATGCCGATTAATCCATCTGAATAGTTGGACCGCCAATCGTCTTCAGCGGGCGGACGCCACTTCGGATTACGCACGCCAGGCAGCACTTCCCACCAGCCCCAGCCAAAAAACGGTACCTGAGAGACCATCGTCTCTGCCAGGTTACTCATCCCGCCCTCGATATCCAGCAGCATCGTCTCTGCAAACTCCTGGGCACGTTTATCGCCGTCTGAGGGTTTGTCTGGCAGTTCCCAGCTCAGCTTGATTCCCCGCGCCAGTGCGGCATAGACCTGGCGCACGATCGATATTTCCGGGTCCGCCCTGCGCAATCTTGAAAAAAGCGGCTGCACGCCTGGCCAGTGCAGATCCGCATGGTAAGCCTCGTTCACAAAGCCCATGGTGGTTTTCAAACCCAGTGAGCCCGTTTCCTGGAAGAGATCAATTTTTGCCATTATTTCCACCTCGATTCATAATCGTCAATGTGCCCCAGGTCGGAGAGGCCGGCCCAGTCAATGTGTGCGCCAGTGTAAAAAACCATAGCTACCGCATCCCCACAGTCTGGAGAGCGGCCCAGTCGCTTGATGATTTCGTCTTTCTCTTCGATCTGGATCCCCTGCAGGCTCATGTGCCAGCGGGGCGCAGTCAGATCAGCCAAAATTTCCGGGTCGTCAGGCAGAGCAATATTCTCTCCATCGATGGGATCCAGCATTTCACGCAGCCCCCAGTACATGGCTGCCCTAACATTGCGCATGGCCAGCAGCCCGGATCGATCGCGCCTATCCGATTTACTGGCCCCGTTTATTCCAGCCACAGGCAGCTTTAGCCGGCGCAAACTGTCATACACACTCGAACCCACCCCGATTACATCGATATTGATCGGTGCCTTTCGGCCGTTCAATATCGCAATGATTAAATCTGTCACAATCTGGCCGTCTGGTGTTTCAACCCCTTGATATTTATGCAGCGGTGCTAGCCAGGTACCATGCCGCTCTGGAATCACCGTCTGGTCATTACCGCCGCGAGCCACGTCGCAAGATACTGCGGAGAGCGGGGAGTCGGCAGGCGGTCCGGGTTTCCAGCGCGCTTGAGCAGCCTTGACCCAGGAGGTGGGGATCACCTGCATAGGGTTGTCAGTTTTGGCCAGGTTGAATAAGCCGTATTTAAACTGACTGCGCAGCGGTTCAGGCAAAGCATCCAACACCGCGCCATATCCGGTAGCAACCAGGTATGGATTATCTTTGATCTTGGCCGGGATGAAGGTACGGGACCGCGGGACAATTTCATCCCCTTTGAAGCTGAAAGGCGAACCGTCTTCCCGCTGCACGTCCCGTTCCTGACCGCGCTCGGTGACTGTGGCAAACCAGCGGACTTCGCCAGGCATAGCCGGATCCTTATGCTTTTCATCCAGCCATGGGCCCCAGCGCCGGGTAACCCAGTCACCGTCCGAAGTGGTGGGTGGATTGCCGGCTGCTACAACTCTGCAGCGCTGGCCTGGGATAGTAGTGCGATTCCAGGCCGTCAGGAAACGATATTGATTTTCCGTAAAATCGGGTAGCTCATCAAAAGCCTTCAAATCATGCGGCCGGCCCTTGAATTTTTCCCGGTCGTGTTCATATTGAACTGCGCCGAATTCCAGCATGCGCCCGCCCGGAATATCGCGCCATATCTTTTCGGTACCATTGTATTTGGCGCCGGATCCGGTCAGTAATTCCCAGGAGCGCAAAGCCAGGTCTTTTAATTGCGGATACTCGCGCCGGAAAATAATGCTCTTCCGGTGCGCAGTCAAGGCCAGCCCGATCAGCAAGTCGCTTTTACCACCGCCAGCCGCGCCGCCATAGAATAGCTCTTCTGCGGGGGAGAAGTAAGCCTCAGTCTGTACGCCGGCGTTCGGGCCCCATAACTTGCTCACGATCAGCAGCTTGTCCAGCTCTGCGCGTTCGCGCGAGGTCAAGTAAGGCAGCAATTCGGCTACTTCGTTCTGCGTCACTGAGTCCAGCAAATTTGTCTTCCTCACTTTCGGCCTGATCCGGATTTACCTTATCGCCGGTCGCCAACCGGCCGATCTTGGCAGCCAGATCGATGGCTCTGGCGACATGATCGATTCTTCCGGGCTCAACCCGCCTGGCCTGTAATGTTTCTATGGCCAGGTCGCGCAATTGATTCGATGCAGCCCAATCAAGTTCTCGCTGCGCTTCATACCGAGCCATCCACTTTAACCGGGTCTCCTCTGCCAGATAATCGTCCCAGGCGCTGGCCCGCTGTTCCCAGGTCAAACCTCCCGTTATCGGTTTGCCGGCATTGTCCAGTACATGCGCCCAATATTTAAATCGGGTACTGGCCTGTTTGAGCGGTTTTTTCTTGGGCTCAATATCCCGGACGGGCTCTGTATTTACCAGATCCTCCCATCCGCGAACTTCTTTGGAAACAATTTCGATCGGACTCTTTTTTGACTCTAAATAGTCCCTATAGGCCCTCGCTAGCGACCGCGGCGCCGCTTGGCTGAGGTAAAACTCGTGGAAGACTCGAAACTGGTTCGAGGTCTCATACCACTGCCGTTCCCAGGGTTTTACCTCTTCGCCCGGGTCCATTTTCACACCATATACCGCGTGCTGTTGATCTGCACCGCCGCCCAGCCCTCACGACCGTCTACGGTATGACCAAAAGCCCAGGCCTGGCTACCGGCAATCCCGGTAACGATAAACTTCTCACCCTTGTGCAGGTCGCCTTTGTCCCGGAAATTTATACCCGGCCCATCCCGCAAATTCAGCGTTTCTGCAGAAACGGTCAGTACCAACCCGGCTGGGGCGGGTTCCGGAAGAGGAACAGGAATCGGCGTTGTTTGAGGCGGGACAATGTTGAACAACGCTCGCATCTCTTCCACTGTGCCGTTGAAGTAATTCATGTCCAGCTCTTTGGATTCCGCGCCCAGGGTAAGCCCGTCGCCCAGGTCGGTAAACTGCCAGAAGGTCCAGTGCGTCCAGGGCAGCGGGATATCCGGTTTTGAAACATAATAATTGGCAATCCACAATTTGCGCGCGGCGAAGAATGGATCATCCGGAGAACCAAATTCCCGCCAGAACGAAGGCGAGGTGTAAATCATTAATTCCCGCCCCAGACCCTGTTCGGCTGCATCGATGAAAATTTTCAGGTTCGCCAATGCCCGCGCCCGGCCGGGGTTATAGGAGCGCATTTCATAATCAGCGACCGGCGAGATTTCGCCTGGGTCCGCCTTCAGCATGCCGGCGAAGAAATTCCCCTGGGTAGCCGGCCCATAGCGCCAATCCAGGTAGTGATAACCAAAGCGCGGCAATGCAGCCTGTCTGGCATGGATCCAATTCAAGGCGTAATCCGGGTCTGCCCAGGTGCCCTGGGATGTTTTGACCGCGGTAAATGAAACGCCCCCGGCGACCATCTTCGAAAAGTCGACCATCTGGGGGGTAGAATTGTTATCCTGCCACTTTGAGAGATCGGTTCCTAAAGCGTTAGTCATGCATTCCTCCGTTTCGGAACGACTTTGGCGGCAATATCCTTGGCAATATCCCCTAGCTCTTCAGCGCGCTCTTTGGATGCCCTGTCATGAGAGGTCATTGTCTCTGTCAGGGCATCAATCCGGCGAATTAGCTTTTCGAGTACCTCATTATTTTCCCGGTACTGCCTGGCTTGCTGATCGGAAATTTCCAGCAGGAATTTTTGCCATTGCCGGTCCCGTTGAGCCTGTTCCTCCTCGTGCTTTCGTCCCATGACTTCATACCAGGCGAGTTGAGTTTTCCTCTCGGTCTCACGCTTTTCGTACTGTGCTTCCTGCCAGACACGCTGTTTATCGTTCTCGGTCGTCTGCCAGGCAGAATAGGCTCGAAAGAGGTGATACAACGCATATCCGATGGCAACAATCACCACGAACATGATTCCAGTGACCACATACTGGTCCCAGATAGACACAGTTGGCACAGGGATTTCAGGGGTTGGCATATATTTTGCCTATCCCTGACTAAGGAACGCCAATGTAGGCATCCCGCAGCGCTTTTTCTTTGGCTTCATCCGCTGCCAGTTTGACCGGTGCAGGTAAAGGGGTCAAGCTGTAAGTGGATTGGTTGGCAATCAGGGTACTGATAAAAATCGTGACCAGTTGTATAATCCCGGTTCGATCACAGGCCAGGCCAGTGTCGATGATCCCTTCGCAGTTGAGCGCGTAAATCGTTATGGTAGTTGCCAGCAAAACCCCCAGCATAATCAATCGCTTAAGCTCGGGCGCCAGCTCGGCAAATTTAACATTGAGCCAGGGGATGTAACTAAACGCCAGGCTGAGGACCACACCAGCAATTCCACCCAAAAGCTGAGGCGTCAGTTCGACAGCCGGCGCCACCTCCTGGGACACGGGCGCAGCAAATACGGGCGCAGCCAGCACAAACAGCAAAACCAGGCAAAGAATCAGGGACACAACGATCTTTTTCATACGAATCTCCTTGAGGGGTTAAACAAAAAGCCCGGAGCGGCATACCTGATTCATCAGGTATAACCGCCCCGGGAACTATGCCACCGACGAGCTAAAGCCATTATAGACAGAACTCAATTAAATTTCAACAATCTATTCTTCCGGCTCGTCTTTGGTCATGGATTCGGAGGTGTAATAAATCTTGTAAATATCGCCATTGTGGAATTCTATGCGCAACTCCCCCCACCCGCCTTCACGCTGCAAAGCATCCACTTTATGATGCAATAAACGCATTGCTTTTTTGCTCAGCAATTTGGAAATGTCATGTAAATTCCCTGAGGCAGATCGATTCGGCTCAATCATGATGGCCAATCTTAGAACAATTATACGAGTAAATAATTTCTAAAACCACTTAATAAAATCTATGAAATGCCCTCTGTCAAACCAACGGGCATTTTTCATAATCAATCAAACTGCTACGCTGCCGGCGCCAGCGCTCCTTCTGCCAGCTCCTGGACCAGCGCTTTCAGGTCCAGCTTCGGCTTCATACCCATTTCGGCCGCAACGCCGATCAAATAGTCTGCCACGACAGCCGGCCCTTCTCGGAGCATACTCCAGTCCACCAGGGTACCGACAAAATCACGGCCCAGCCGGTTCAAGCAATCAGCTTTGGTAAACTCGCCCTCCAGCCGAATGCGGCCTATCCGGCACAAAACATTGAGCGTCCCCGCATTATGGGAACTGTACAAAAAGCCGCCAAATTCCGAGGCGACCGCATCTAAATATTTAGCGGCGCGGCCTACCCTTTCTTTTTCTTGTTTTTCTCGTTCTTCGCGCAGCCGTTCCCGTTCCTGCTGGAATGCCAGATTATTCTGATTCTTGCTTTGGCTGGCAATAGAGGCTTTGGAAATACTGATCACGTCCACCGCTCTGGATTGGGTGTGCTGATCCGGTCCCCATTTGGAGACACGCCCTCTCAGGCGCAAATCTGGGGATTTCTCCTCCCACATTTTTTTGAACCGATCGCGAGTAGCCCAGTTTTCGTCCTCGAAGAGTTTTCCATCCACCTCGGGATCATAAATGGCAATGCCCGTTTCTGCAGAAACGCGGGCCAGTTCGATTTTTATCCAGGCATCGCGTTTGCGCTCGAAGCAAATCTTCCGCCCGCAAATCCCCTCGTTTTGAACTGACACAAAGAACGGGCACTTTTTGCACTCAGGCGGATGCGCCAGGTGATTGATTGCCTTCGCCATTTCCGGCGCCTTTTCGGCTATCAGTTTTCCAACCGTTGAGGGCTGTTCTCCTTCCGTACGCAAAAATACCACGTATAAATGCTCGAATATTTCTTTCGGTTGAACAACCGAAATGCCGCCATTGATGTGTGTCAGTCCTTCCACAGACGGCAGCTGAATCGTCACCGGCTCCTGGTCTTGCTGAAAGAATCGCTTGAATTGCTTGTAGGTGGGAGCAGGTAAAGTTTCGGCCGGCTGCCAGTCCAGCATGAATAAATTTTGTGCTTTGTCCTTGCTTTGATTGTAGGGCTCGTAAAGCTGGATAGATTCCTTCTGCGCCAAAATAACGGTGCGGATCGAATTGTCCACCTGTTCAGGTTTGGAATATTCCGTAGTGGCAATGTGCTTCGCCAGATCGTTGATCACAGGGGTCGGGATCACATCGTTCAGGGATAACAACCGCCTGGCTGCTACCTCGGTAATTTTGCCCTCATTCAGGCCGGCGATAGCCGCTTCAGGCAGATCGACCAATCGCATTTTGTTTCGCACCGCCGATTCACTCATGCCAAAAAGCCGCCCGATCTCCGCGCTGGTTTTGCCGAATTTCTCCCGGTAAATGCGCATGAGCTTGGCCTCTTCCACCGGGGTCAGATTCTTGCGGGCAATGTTTTCCTGGGTGCCATAAACGAACATTTGTTCATCACTCAGCTCGCGCACGATCACCGGCATATGGTGATACTTGGCCAGGTCGGTCAGGTCGCCGCCAGACATAATTTCACCGCGATCGCTGCGTTCCTTCAGCAGCTTATAAGCCGCCAGGCGGGAATGGCCAAACGCCAGTACCACCTGGTCGCCATGGGCTCCCGGTCTGGCCAGCGGATACTGAAGCAAACCATCCCGAGCAATCGAATCGGCCAGTTTGGCGATGTGCTCAGGGTCTTCCGAGTCGCGCATCTGGTAAGGGTTGGCCTGGATGATCTCAACCGGGACCAGCCGGACAGTTTCGGTAATTTGGGTCATTATTTGATCTCCTCTTTTCGAGTTGTGAATTTGCCACAGGCCGGCCAATCTTTATTCCAACGATCTTTCTGATCGGTTTCAGTGCAGGCCAGAATATGCCGGCCGGCTTTGGTCGGATGCTCTTTGGAAACGCAGAACTTGCAATCGCCACACTTCTTCTTCCCCTTCGCCCGGCCATTGTAGGCAATCATGACCCGAATCGGAGGATCCAATAAATGGCCATTTTCATCCCGAAATCTAGCCTCCGCTTTTGCCTTCCACTCAGCCCAACTGGGTATTTTTTCCGCCGTTTTTTCCATTGCCCTTTCCTCCACAAAATACATGATGGTGCCAACCGTACCGGGTCCGCGTCCATTTCTTGGCGCCGCAAGCGGTGCACTTGCAGCTGCAGTAGCCATACGACTTTCCACACAGAACACAGTGCCCGTTGTTAATATGTGTCGTTTCCAGCAGCTGAACCGGCTCCTTCAGCGCGGTCACGCTAAAGGGGACTCGGCTGCTGCGCCGGCCTCCCGGAGTTTGGTTAGCGCCCGCTCAACAGCCTTGCGCCGATTCGCTTCCTTCGCGCAGGATACCGAACAGGTTTTGGCTTGTGCTCGCCGTCCAATGATTTGACTGCCACAAACTTCGCACCTTTTCACGCCTTCCGCCAGAATGAGCGGTTTATGCCCGTTGCCTTTGACAATCACCCGGACCGTTTCGTCCGGAGGCAGAAGGTCCAGATCCCGGCCTAAATCTTCCGATTCAGCCTCTGGTTCCACAATGGCCAATGCTGCCGGCGCCGGCTGTCTTTCGGTTTCGAACCATTGAACGCCGCCCAGGGCAACAGCCACCGCCACCAACGCCGGATGGCCAATTTCATACAGCAGCTTTGGATTGGCCAGTTCAACGTTTAGATGCTGCGCCACCTCCAGCAAAATGGCATTGTCTTTATCTTCCAGTAGGATTTTCATAGGTCTCCAAAAATGTAGATCTGGCCGTCCTGCTGCAGACTCCAGCGCAGCAGTCCGCCTAATAAATCTTTGGCCATCCAGGCGCCAAAGGGAACGTTTCTACCGCGCTCTTCGGAGCGCCGCTTATAATTGGCTTCGATATTTGCCAGCAGCGTTTCTGTAAAAACGCGGTCTGCCTCGGAGCAGGTTGCCAGGTAGGCATCGACCAGCTCGCAGTTCGTCAATTTAGGCTGTTTTTGTTTGGGCATGGGCCTCCTCGTAAACAAAACCGCTTCCGCCGCAGGTTGGGCACCGGTCGATATCCGGTACCGGATCAGTACAGGAAGCGTCGGTGATGACATAACCATCGCCCTGGCATTCTTGGCAAATTACGGCCGGCCGCTGGCTGCATTCAATTTCGTAATTTTCGAACCAATTAGCAGGCAGATCAAGGAATGGCATAATTCCTCCGTAAAATTGCCCTGGCAGGAGGGGAGACCTGCCAGGGCATGGATATGGTTAGAAGGGGACATCCTCGCCAGGTTGATCGGGTATGAAATCATCGAACTCGGGGCCTCCGCCAATAGATTGGACATTTCCATTGCCCCCCAGCTTCGCCCAGGCGTTCAACCATTCGCCGGCATCTGCCAAATAAGTGACCATTTCCTTCGCAATCTCCTCCCCGACGAAAAGCGACTCCAGTAGTTTTTCATCCATAGATTCAGGCAAATAGGCGCCAATCGGCGTAATGGGCGACTTGCTACTTTTGCCCACGCTGATGGCAACCCGCTCCTTACCGAAGGTGCCGACGGATAGGTAAAACGCCCATGCCGGAACGCCTGGGGCGGCCGTCTTGCGGGCTGCGGCTGTATGCCGTTCCCAATCCTTAAATGCTTTAACGACGTTCCCAGCCTGATAACCCTTCGCGCTCAGCACGGCCGGCCCCCAGGGGATCATGCCGCCTTTTTCGCGCGAGCCAACGAAGACCAGAGCTTGTACATGCTGCCGTGCGCCAGCCTGGTATTGGGCATGATGGGCCATTCCCTCACCAATCCAGCCGATGCGTAGTCCAATGGGCGCTACCAGCAGGTTGCGAACCAGGTGGGCCTGGAAAGGGTCGCCCTGGGCGGGGACAACTTCCCCATCTACAAAACCACCGGGCAGGAAATCAATTCCCCAATCCCGCTGTGCTTCCTGTACATCAGTCATTTTCACAGCCCAGCCGCCAAAATATAGAGCGTTGTTCTGGGCCTTTAGCCGGCTGTCGCCATTGACCACCCAAAACAGGGGCGCATGGAAGGGCAGCTTGATATCCCTGCCAATATTCATGCCCCCGCCCATCTGTCGTGCCGTTTCCAGATTTAAAGTAATTGCCATTGTGACCTCCTAAAAGTCGTAAGCCAGGTTGTAATTGCGAGTATCGTTATGCTCGCCGTGCTGAAAATCTTTCTCCACGCGGTGCCGCAAAACCATGATCTCATTTTGGTTGCGCACCGGTTCTGGAGCGCCTTTGAAAGCCCGCGCGCCATTACGCCAGACACGCACCGTCCATCCGCGAGCCTGATAATCCTCCACCTGGGATTCAAATTGATCTACCGGCCAGTGCTCTACCCGGATCGGCCGCGTATTTGCCTTCCAGCCGTATGGATAATGCTTGGCAGCCAATCCCTGAGACGTGAGGTAAAAATCAACGCGGGTGATATCGCCGCGCAGCGCCCGGGCGGTTTGATTGCTGTTGCGGCTCGTAAAAATAACCACGGACCAGCCGGCATCTTCAAGCGCCATGCAGGCCTGATCCAGGGTTACACCCTCCCGGAAAATCTCCTGGTCTGGCATATCGCCTTCCTGCCAGTGGCCAGACCAACATCTGACCGCTACACCGCCGTACTGGGCGGTCAGATCCATGCGAGTGTACTTAGTCGAGGTAGCCATCAGGTAATGCCTCCATAAATCGTTCCAATAATTGTTCAGGCGTGGCTTGCTTGGAGAGTTCCAGGTAAAGTCCTCTAACCCGCAGCAGCCGCGCTTTCAGCTCTTTCCAGCTCAGGTTCGAGGTGAAACTATCGTCTGTCAACAAGATAAATTTGTTGTAGGTTTCTCCCATCAATTCTTCGCACAGGTGCATGTCGTATCTACAGGAAAGCTCCCAGTACCGGGCATTCATATCGGCCGGTGCCGTGGTGGTCAGCGTTTTCGGAGCAGGATCTGCAGCTCGTTTGCGGTGGTAAAGTTTGCGGTGAATCATCGGTTCCTCTTCAAAACTGACCGCACTGGCCAATCTCAGCCAGCACTTCGCTAAAACGTATTTCCGGCAAAAGAGAAAGCCGGTCATGAATTTCCTGGGCAACCATAGCCGCATCCGGGCCGGCATTCCAAACGATCTGGCCGGCAACTTCCATGATCCGCCAGGCCATGGCGTTGCCCGAAACAAGAGCTTCTATTTTCTGCAGATCGGTTTTGGCTTCCTTTCGGGCCGTTTCCGCAGAAACGCTCCAGGTATAGCAGGTGGGGCAAAGATAAAAATCCGCAAATGCCGGACGGATCCCAATCCCAATACCAGCGCCGGCAGCTATCCTGGCACTGCACTTCTTGCATTTGGCCGCCCGCTTGTTGGGATGCTCCGGAAGAATCGCATGCCGGCCAGGCTATTTTCTGGCTGGCCGTCTATTTGCTGGCGCTGATTGCCATTTGGGTTGGGGGTTTG